AGTTTGCGGATGTTGTAGGAGAAGCATGGGTTAGATACATGGCAAAGAATAATTAATAGTTAGGACATTTTAGGACATAAACAGGTATTACATAGTATTTCACCTGGTCTTTTATTCTATCCCCAATACAGGTATAGTATTGTCTAGTAATGTTTGTATGTTTCATACTATAGTTTACCTGCTGTTATGTAAAAAGCTAGTTCGCCAAATTGGTGTGTTTTAGCAAATTAGGACACGTGAAGGACACAAATTCTCATGTCTGTTTTGCGCTTTATATTAGCTAGTTTGTGCCTACGTTTCACCAGTTAAATGGCTTATTCTAAGGCGTTTTAAGGCGCGTAAATTGCATAGTGGAGTATTTACACATGAAAAAAGACCCCTCCCACCGAAGTGAGAGGGGTTGCAAGTCTAGTCTTGCACTCTTCCGAGCAGCCCTAGACGTGTTACTTAATGCATTGAAGTCAATCGACCAACTTCATCTGTGTCTACTTGCACCGTGCTGTCAGCCTGGACAGATCCGTCTGCGTTGACTGCGTATGCGTGGTTATTGTGGACGTGAACTCCAGCGGGAAGCAGGTTGCCATTCTCAGAAGCCAGGTACTTCTTGCCTTCTGCGTCAAAGATACCCGTTGCCATGCGACCATCGTTTGCAAAGTAGTAGCGATATTGTCCAATGCCTTGGAAGCCTGTGAGCATGGCACACTCTTGTGGTCCTTCATCCGGGCATAGGTAGAACCAGTCTGTACCGTCAAAATACCAGCCTGTGACTGCGTATCCTCGTGCATCGAAGTAGTACCAGGAACCGCTAATGAACGCCCACTGGCTGTAGTAGTAAGTGCTAGGACTGGTTGCATACCACCAGCCAGTCGCATTCTTGACCCAGTGTGGCTCGAACTTAGACTCACCTTGTGCGAGCTGCTCCCACTCTGCATAGGTCAGCTTAGCGACATCCAAGTCAACAGTACCGCCCGCGCTGGAATACTGCCAAATAGTCCAATCACCCCATGCGCCCGTGTTGTAGATCATGGCAGGCAATTCCCACGAGAAGCGGTTGTCAGGGTATCCTGCAATCCACAGGCGAGACACATCAGCACAAGAAGCTACCTGCGAGCGTCCAGCGGGGTACGTATACACAACAGGATAGATGCCCGTCTTGGCGTAAACACGGTCAACGAACTGCCTTGCCCATACCGTTGAGCCCCACGCATCGTTGTCACCGTTCTCCCAGTCCAAACACAGGAGAGCCTTGCCAATGTAGCTAGAGACGCAAGCCACGAATGCGTCAGCTTCTGCAACAGGGCTGCCACCTTCTGCGTAGTGGTACACACCGATAAGCTTTCCGTCTGCTAAAGCTCGCTGAAGCTGTGCCGTCATGTAGCGGTTCATTGGCTGCGTTCCTTGAGTAGCCTTGGCAATCACGAAATCAGAACCATTGTATGCAGTCTCGACATTTGGGTGCGAGTATGTCGCACCCAATGCCTGATAACCGCTTACATCAATGCCCCTAAGCATTATCAGCTCCATTCTGTAGCTCTTCTTTTGGCTGTGTATTAGTTGGTTCAGCGTTGCCTGTCATATAACTTGCAGGACGCTCAGAAGGCTGTACATACGTCATTGCACGTGCAGAATCGCTAATTCCTTTTGTAGTTGGGTCAACCGTGACACCAATAGCACCAAGCACCGCAACCACCACAGTGCCAATCAAATAGGGGTTGCTGATGAACTTCACGAATACATCAGCAAGGCTTCCCCAAGTAGTGAGGTCGGAATATGCCAGTCCAAGGTATGCCAGGATTGGACTCATGACGATGCCAGCCATTCCCAGCCACCAAGCGGGATTGTGTAGACGTACTTTCCAGTTAATCATTGTTACTCCTTTACTTCTCAAGCTTCGTGATGCGTGAGTCTAGGTTTTTTACGTCCGTTTTGACCTCGGCGAGGTCTGTTGCTGCTTTTTTTGATACTTCATCCGCCCTTCGTGCGACAATCCCAACCACAGACAGCTCAGCCGTGTGCTGTGTCAGTGTTGCAGTCAAGTCAGAGAGTGATTGCTGGTACTTGCCAAGCTGCTCATTCATGACTTGTTGGCGTGTCTCTAGGCGGGTAAGGGTGTTAGTGATGGCGCTCTTCCAAGCGTCCTCTTTCTCTTTGTCTTCTCGACTAGCGCGCTGCCAGTTCGAGATAGCAACAAGACCACCCAAAAACGCACCCACAATGGAGATGAAGAAGGAAACCATTTCAGCCGTAATATTCATGACCTCACCTCCTAGTGACTTACCGTGTACGTGAGAGAGCCATAACGCCAAGCGTTAGAAACTTTGCCACCTTGGTCTTGAAGGTAGATGTTTCCGTCAGGTCTCGCTGAAATAGCAGTAATAACGTCAGCGTGTCCAGGGCAAATACCTGAGTCATAGACGATTGACTCATTGCCGTCTGTAGCTGAGCCGTACTTTTCATGATCTACTAGAGGTGGTCTTGAACCTTCTGGAAGAGTGAAGGGGCAACGGACAGCGTCGTAAGAGATGTTATTGGCGAGCCAACCTCTAACCTTGATGGTTACAGAATCGCCTGTCCTATAAATGTGCCAGAAGTTGTTGTAGCTGCCTTGTGGTTGCAGGAAGATTACGTCAAAGTCAGTGTCAGACTGCTTCTTGTCGTCTCCAAGAACGTTGATGGTAGGCAGTAAAGATACAGGCTCGCCAACCGTAATGCCATTAATTGGTATACGGTATAGTGGCATGCATGCCGTAGTAGATCCTGAGAGAATGTCACCCTTTACATAGGTTGGGTCTACCGGATTGCCTTGGTTGGTTGGAGTGCCCTGGATAACCTCACAGGTAAACTTCTCTACACCGCCAACCTGCTTAGAATACTTCAGCACAACTAAGTCATTTCGCTTATAACCCGCTCGACCATTAGCAACATTAAGCTCAAAAGGTTCTTCATTGGTCACCATGCGAGCGTCAAAGAGCACGTCACCAGTGTCAATACGGACTCTGTTGGCAGTTTGCATGGCAGCTTTGATTTGATTCTGAGTCTGCAAGATGCCACGCACAGAGCCGGCTACACCAGCAATAAGTCTGCCAATCTGAGGGGCTGTAATGTGGTCCTTACCCTGGAATGAAATAACGCCATCAAAAGCCATTTAACCCTCCTTTACCATGAATTGAGCGAACTCTTCATCACGCTTGCGTGCGAGCTCACGATACTTTGCAGCACAGTCAGGGCAGAGAAGATAGCTCTGCTGCACACCGTCTGCTGATACTCTGCTTATGCTTTTCCATTGCGATGTTGCAAAGTCACTTTCAAGTAGAAAGGCTTCTTTCTTGCATCTATCGCATTGAAAGCGTGCAAAGCCACTTGTTTTTGCCATTTAAGCTGTCCTTTCCCATTTGAAGCAGCCAAGAGAAGGTAGTTGTTGCCATCTACCTCCGTAGTTTGTTGCAGGGTTAACAAATGAAGTTGTCTCAATCACAGAACCAACAGGGAAAGACGATGTGGCTGCACCGCCTTGAGTCGCTCCCTGAACGTTAATAGTCACGTCACTAGACCCATCAAATGAAGCTGTGCCACTCACAGAGCCAACTAGCTTGATGGTGCGTGGCTGTGAAAGCTTCTTAGCAGCGTTAGCGTCACCACCTGGGGTAGATGCGCCAGCGTATGAGTGCGTGTGGCTCGCAGGAGCTGCACCAACTTCTTGTGCTGTATATGTTGGCTTTGTGGGAAGCTTTACGGTGTGTGTCTGAGCGTCTGTGACGTGTCCTAAAGCATCAACATTGACCGTTGCGCCTAATTGGACTGTGCTACCCCAAGAAGCGTCTACATTGCTCTCAGAGCCGTATGTGCCAGCGGTCACACTAGAAGGCTCATGAGTGAGAGCGACAGTTCCTCCTGTGCGCTGAGCCTTGATGGGTGTTGTTGCTGTGACTTCCGCCACTTTAGAGTCAACCTGTAGTGTGGCTCTGCCAATCTCACTAGCTGAATCTGTTGCCACTTTGCGAGCTTCATTTACCTTATTCTCAAGGCTTCTGAAGTCTGCTCTTGATACTTCTGCAGAGATAGTGCGTCCAGCAATAGAGATACCAGTGCCGGCTGTGTATGAGCTTGATACTGCGCCAGAACCCGTGGAAGAACCGTGCTCAGTGGTACCGGATGAAGAAGTATTACTGGCTGTACCGCCAACCTTGTAACTAATGCTTACTTCAGTGTCTGTGACAATGATGACCTTAGTGCCAACGGTTGCTGTAACGTGTAAGCCAGTGACAGGATCTATGCCGGGGACGATGTCTCCAATGCCAAACTCTTCATCATCATCAAGCGTGACGCTAATTGAGTCAGCAGCTTGATACTCTTTGAGTTTCTTAGGACCGTCTTTCTCAAGCTCTTCACGACTTGCATTGGTGTAGTTGTAGGTTGTGGTGCGCTCGTCAATGCCAAAGAGCGTCTGTGTTGTGGAGATGTTTCCACGCTCGTCTGCGTAGAAGTGCAACACAATACGGTTCTTTAACTCACCAGAGCCAAGGCAAATAAGATGGTTGTAAGGTCTTACAACTCTCTTAATGGTTACGTCAGAATGTTCTGCGTCTGCGCCGTCAGTCCAGTCTGTAATTGGCTTTACCGAGAGCACAATCATGCGCTCAATGGAGTTGTATTCGATATTGAGACGCGCTGAAGAATCAGCAAGCATCTTTCTGATGCCTGTCCAAGCATCACAGTACCTGTCGAAGGTGTATTTGACGGTAATGCCAGAGGTATCTTCTGAGACTCTGAACTGATTAGAAAGTCCAAGACGCTGCACAAGCTGTTTTAGAACCTCATGTGCTTCACCACGCACACTGAGATAATCTTCTCCGCTTGGTGGTTCAAGAACTCTGTCTCTGAGGATACCTTGCCACGATCTACCAATATACGTAATTGTGTTGTTGCCTGAGTTTGACTCTCGTGCGTCAACCACACCGCCCCACTCAGTACCTTCAACATAGACATACGCGCCATCATCAAGACGCTGCTCAGAGTCAATGTCGAGCGTAAGCTCAAAGTCATTGCCTGTATCTCCATATTCCAGGTCAAGGCGTGCTCCTTTGAGCACGCCAATGTCTAGATGTGTTGCGTCTGTGTAGCTAATGTCTGGCATTATGCACTCACCTCACTTGGTGCGCTCTGAGTGCTTACCGCCCTTGGTGCACGAGTCTCACCCTGTGGCTGTTCTTTCTCGTATGGAGGTGTGGAGCGCGTCTCATAGAGCGTGAGGTCAAAGTCAAAGGTGTTATCCCACGTAATGTCATCAGTTCCTGGCTTGATTGGCTCAAAGAGGTAAGAGCCGGAGCCGTGAGCCCCGCGCTCTCTGAACTTATAAACGTTCTCACGGGTACCGTTAGCCTGCACCACAACAGCGGTCTTACTCTGAGAATCAACCTCAAGGTATGCACCAGCTGCAATAGTGGTGTTTACCTTGTGGAGGTTCTCGCCAATTCTGATGTATGGGTTTGTTGCAGGACCATAGACGCGCCAAAGCCAAGGAGAAGCACTCTTAGAAGGGTTAGTGAATGACTTAGCGGGCTTACCCTGGACAAGGTCAAAGGGGAAGTCTCTTGGGAAGTCAGGCTTAACACCAGCAACAGCACCGGCGGTCTCATGCTCAAAGTAGAGCGTAGTTGCCTTAAACCATGTGGGGTCTTCTACAAGAAGCGTTAAAACAAACTCTGCAAACTTGTCAGAGAGCCAGTAATTGGTAGGAGCTCCGCCAATAATGTAGCAGCGAATACCCCAAGAGCCTACTGTGAGCGTTCCTGGAGTGCGGTTTAAGATGTCTTTCTCGCCAAGCTCAATAATCTTGTTGCGAAGCTCTAAGCCTTCTT